CCAGGCGCGCCTTCAATCTCCGTAACGCCTGTAGGTTCGACGACGATTGACTGCCCGCTGACCTTTCCGCCTTTAAGTTTGAGCATGGCGGGGGAGTTATTGATATGCGCGGAGTCGAGCAAAGCTCGTAAAGCACCAGTAAGAGCGGCAGATAAGCCACCAATAAGGTGAGGCAAACCAATAGCATACGCACCTCGCCAAGGTATGAATTTGAACTCTACGATCCAGTCCAGCTTGTTACAGTCCTCGTCGCCGGCTTCCCAGTTGCGGTACAGCCCTACGACTTCGTCACTGGTTTCGTCAACCATCAAAATGTAAGGGGCGCGTTCGCCTTTGGAGTGCGGGTCGTCTTCAAGCTCGAGCCACGTGTACACGTGAAACACCCGGCGTATGCCGTCGATGTTCTGGGCTTCGGACTTCTTACCTTCAATCTTGTTGTTCGCTTTCTGCGGTTTGCTCTCATCGGGTTCTTGCGATGTCCGATAGATTGATATATCGCGGTACAAACCTGACGACACACGAGTCTCAAACTCTTCTTCTGTGATGTCGTTGACCTCAGTCACACGAGATGCAGTGTAGAAGTTTGCAGCGGCAAAGGGTAAGTACACGTTGTCAATCGGGAGGAACTCGGCACACGGGCGCTTTTTACGCTCGTCGTACCAAATCTTCATGTATTGTGAGCCGCCCAAGGGAAGCTGCGTGAGGAGTTGTTCTTCTTCGTCACGGTACTCTTCAATTTGCTCGGTCAGCTGCCAGTTAAGATAATCGCGCTTGCGCTCAGCGATTTGAGTTTTCTGCTCAGTTACCTCGCCGATTATTTTTGATCTGACTGGTCCGTCGGGCGGGAAAAGCTCTTTAATGGCGCGCGCCGCAAAATCCACGCAACCTTCCGCCATGACTGGATGGACAACTTTGGAAGCCCCAGTGAAACTAGCACCTCCGGGGGCGTCGTGCCCGAGACCGGTGCGGCGCAGTCCGTCTTCGTACTGTTTGTCGCGTTCTTCACGGGCTTCTTTATCTTTCTCGATCAGGTCGAGGTATTTGAGACCAATCTTGTCAAGCGCGTACGAGTCATACTCATCCGCCATATTGGCGTAGAAGTCGGGTTCTTCATCAGGAGTCTTAAAATCATCAAGACGCACGACAGCCGACCCGTCTTCCATTTCTTCAATGTCTTGTTGCGCGTCCTCGCTGAACAGATCGACTAACGGGTCGTCTTCAAACTCTTCATCACCCTTTGACTCAGGGGCGATGTAACGTCCATACTCAGCGGGTATTGGGAATTCAGTAGCCATGTTTTACCTTTGGCGCACGAGCGCGTGGCGCATTTCATCCAAATTATACGCGAAGTCTACCGGAGAAACAATAGCGCGCGGTTTTACCGCCCCGCCGCGGGCGTATCTATCATACCCTGAAGTCGCCAAATCGATCAAGTCTTGCTCGGTCACGAAGCGCGGCAGCTTAGCTTGAACCTCTTTCGCGGTCAGCGGTATTCTCAAACCGAGTATCTTATTTCCTAACAATATTTCTTTAGATGTATCAATCAAACCGCCGGTTTCTTGCACATTACCGAACGGGCGTGAATTAAGAAACTCTTTCAATTGCTCTTGATATTTTGGGTTGACTTTGATTTCGTTAGCCTTACCTTTAACTTGGATGATATTGGGTGGACCGTAAGTTGGCGGAAACCTTTCTTCAATTATCCGACTCATCTCAGTGTTGATAGCGGGTTCGGTCTTAGCGTTCATCTCGGTAATACCTAAGTTGCTTAGCGCGTCTTTGAACACAGCTTCTTGTTCAGCAGCTGAGGTAGAAGAACCGTACGGGTATGTCTTTTTACCCGGACGCGTCTCAATTGCTACATGCGGATGACCTTTGTCGTCGAACAAGGTGAAGTGATCGGCTTCGCCCTTAGCTGCGCGTCCGATGTAGTCAGACCCGCCGATACAGATACCCATATCCTTGCCGACCGCTTTATGCGCGCCTTCTGACAGCGCGGCGTCTTCTGGGTTGTTCAAGTTCCGCCAAGTGAACTTCGGGTTGGTTGACGGCATAGCTTCCGGCAGTTTAGCTACGTTCTCAACCGCAATCTTGCCGGCTTGCTCAAAGCGCCATTCATTTATCTTAGCCACCCGTTCAACGGCTTCCGGCACGGTCATGCGCTCGAGCTTAGCCGGGTTGATTCGTAACTGTTGGGGCAACGTGGTATCGCCTCCCGTAGCGTTGCGTAGCTCGTCGACAAGGTGGTCAAAGCCTAACGATGATGGATAATCATAAGAACCAATTCGATTCACCAAGGCGTCAGGTTTCAATGTTTTTGCCCATTCGGGGGCATAAACCGTCCCTTCTGCCGTTTCTGTTTTAATTACATAGTCACTCGCATCTTCCCAATCTTTAGCTCGCTGTGATTTACCAAAACCCTCAGAGGGAAATCCCTGCTTAACGCGCTTACTACCCATTGAAGCCGAGGGTAGCCCTAAAGACTCACTTGGAACATGAAGTACTCCCGGAATCACCTGTCCGTTTTCAAGAACCTTATCTTCCGCCATCAACCTTACTGGGTCTTTGGGCGTTCCCATTTGGTTTTTTATATAAGGGTTGAGTCTTTTGTCAACCCAATTTGAAATATGCGGCGTGGTCGTACCGGCAGGCAAACCTAATTCATCTGCAAGCGCCTGATCGGTTAATCCTTTCAATGGAGATAAAAATTTTTCTACAGACCCTGTACTCTCAGGCGGTAGCCAGTTACCTCCACCGTTCTTCACAACGCTCGCCGCAGGGTTGACCGTGCCGGGCACTTCCCCCGCCATGTAGGCTTCGTGCAGCGGGCGGGCAGCTTCAACGGCTTGCCCCGCGATGTACCTTCCCGCCCCCGGGTTTACCCTTAGTGCTGCGGGGTTGATCCCGCTGACCACGGGCGGTAGTGACGCCACGCCCGACTTTACCATCAAGTCCATCAGGTCTTGTTGCATCTGCTGACCCGCGGCAGTCGTCGGCTCATATGTGAGTCCGCGTTGAACGCGCCCGGCGATGTCCTCGCCTTTACCCAGCCCCATCGTCTCGCCCACCGCCCCGGCGACACCCGCCGCGGGTTGCGCGAACATCCCGGTCAGAAAGTTCAAGCCCGTCTCACCCGCGCCGCCGAGCGTGTCAAGCAGGGATCGTTCAGCGAGCGCTTCCCGCATCTGTTGAACTGGGGGGTTAGCGTCGGGCACTTCCGACCCGTACGTCTGGCCCCCGCCGGCGTAGCCCCGCACCGCGCCGCCCGCTTTCATACCTTCGGCTTGCGCACGCATGAGTTCATACCGCATAGCGGTAGGGTCTTTTATCATCAGGTCAAGTGGGTTGGCCATATCGTGTTCTCACGCTGCGTAAGGGTTTACCCGGTCGCGACGGTCTTCATCGTAGTAGTCGTCTTCAACCGGGGGTGGGTCAATGTTTATCATACCGAGGTCGCGCAGAAGTCGCAAGCCCTGACTCAGGGCGTCGACGTAGTCATCGTGTTTGGTGAGCGGGAATGAGCACACCTGAGACAAGAAGGGTTCAGCCCAAGTGCGGGGCGTGTTGGCGTTGACTTCGGATTCGGGCACGTACACCCGCCCGCGCGCTATCAGCGGCGAGACGAGGTTCAACCGCATGGTCTTGTCCGCGCGCATGGGGTTGTATGCCCGTACGGGCAACCCGGCGCGCTGGAGGTCTTGTATCAAACTGATGCCGGCGGACTTGTCCTCGACGAGTACTAAGTCAACCTTCTTCCCGTTGCCGAACTCGTTCTCATCGCCGTACACCGTGCCGTACTCCTCGATCACGCGGGGGCGTAAGTCTGGGTACTGCAAGTGCTCGGACCAGCAATCAATCAGCATGACCGACATGGGTAAGTCAGGTGAGGGGCGGAAGACACCGAGCACCACGCAAGCCGTGGGGTCGTTCTGCGTCTTGTCACTCGTGGCGCAGTCATACGATTGCAACACGTAGTCAAACTGCGGGAAAGACTTCTCCGCGCCCCACAGCTTGAACCACGACCGCTTGATGAGGGATCCTTCTTCAGGGTCGAGCAGTTCAGCGTGGAGTTCTTGGCGACCGAGTTGCGTGCCTTCATACTGCGCGATCTCGTCGATAAACGACCGCGCAAGGTTCTCGGCGTTCTCGTAAGTCGACCCCGTGGTGAGCAGAACGCTTGACTCGTCATCGAGCGCTTCCTCCACGAGTTTGCGGATCAGGTCTAGGGGTTTAGGTGTGGTCGTGGCTATGACGGCGGGGCTTTGCCCGAGCCGGAGACCGAACTTCATCATATCCCAACACTCTTCGAGCCGTTGCCAAGCCGCCAACTCATCACACCAGACGCGGTGGTGCTGAGGACCTCTCAGCCGACCGGGTTCTTCGGCGGAGTATCCCTTGATCAGCGATCCGTTCTTGAGCGTGATCTCGAGCAGCGACTTGTTATAACTCTCAATTATGGCGTCCGGCAGCACGGCGATAAGACCGGACTCGCCTTCAAAACACACGCCCCGCACGTCGTTTGAAGTCGGCGCTATGACGCCACACCGCACTCCCGGGTGCGTCGCCGCGTACCAAGCGATGTCTTCCGCGCCGATTCTTGTTTTGCCGAAGCCGCGCCCGGCGAGTATGAGCCACGTGGTCCACCAGTCTCCCTCCGGCGTGAGTTGTTTGTCCCGCGCGGTGGCCAGCCACTTCAACCGCCACGCTAACATCTCGAGGTCATCGTTTTCGAGTTGTGCGAGCGAGCGTTGTATCTCGTTCAGCTGAATCCCGTTGATGACCTCGCCCATAACGCTTACTTCCCGCTCAGCTTGGTGACAGCACCGGTGATCTGCTCAATCAGAGCCAACCGGTGATCTAACTGAAGAGGCTCACCGTCCTTGCCCGTTATCTCAACCGCCTTACGCTGGGCGTAGCCGTACCGAACAACTTCCTTCAGACTGCCCTGACGGATATCAATGGGGTGCGACGGATCAAACGCCATCTCCGCTAACGCCATCAGCGGATCACCGTACTTCTCGACTATGCGTGCAAACGTCTCCGCCGTGTCAGCGGCGCGTTTCGTCACCTGACCCTTTTTCATGCCCGAGCCTTCTACCTTTTTCATC